GGTCGCAATTACCGCTTGGGCATCGAATCAACAAAGCGCATCAAACGGGAGGGCAGTGACTTTTAATATTCCAACTAGGACTAATAGCGGCACTGCAAAATCCGGCTCTAATTACGCGCTTGCAATACGCACTCAGCAGCTGTAAAGAAACGGAATCCCGTTTTCTTGGTTAATAGTGCATGCTATTCAAGATAAGTCAAGAGGACGTCTTTGACGACAACCCTCACCTTTCCATCCTTCCGCAGTTCAAGGGCATCACATCGGACGAGTTCAAGTTTGTAGCCCTCTATGCCGATTGGAAGTCTCCCTACAAGAACCTTGGTCCAGACGAACGCTACCAACGAGCCGTTGGCTCTGTGGCGTCCATTCGAAAGGACAAGATGGACAAGTACATCCAGGCGTACTACGAGATGCAGGGCATTGGCTCCGAAAGGGAGTCACTGGAAGCCTTGGAAGCAGCTCTCTCCGAGATTCGTAAACGACTCAAGGGTGCTGCCGGCTTAGAGGCTGACGAGATCAAGAAGCTTTCCGCTTCGCTCATAGACCTCACCAAGCAACGCAAAGCCATCGAGCTACTCATCAACAACGAGATGAACATGGAGCAACCACAGGACAGCGAAGTGGGTAGCATGTCGGCAATTGACGACTTCCACGCATGAAGCAGAGCCTTATTGACTTTCTGTACAGCCAGGCNTACGATGTCAACGATCGGGTCAAGTACTACCTTGACAAGATTGGCGCCTTGGAGATGTCTACGTACAAGCCTCAGCGCATGATCATCCCGAGCTTCTCCAACAAGACGGAGCAAGCCAAGTGGGAGCATGAGCAGATACGAAGAACCCGGTTTGGGTACAACGGTATCTGCGGGATGATGTACATGTACACCTACTTCTGGAAGATGAAGTCCAAGAATGGAGGTCTTATCTCTCCGGAGTTTCGGCGTTGCAATGCCGAGTTCTTCAACTTGATTGAGTCGTGCCTCTACGGTGGTTCTGACTTGTACGAGGACAATACCGGTAAAGGAGTCATCCTGGGCGGACGAAGACGTTGGGGCAAGTCATACAGCCTGGCTAACGCCATGTACTGCACGGCGATCCACAATCCCTACTCGGAGATTGGCTTTACGTCCAAGACCGAGGAGGACATGAAAAAGTTCATGAACGACGTGCTGAAAACCGGTTACAACAACCTACCGGCTTTCCTCCGGGCTACGTCCCTAGCGGGGAACTCCGCGTCCAGGCTGGACCTTTCCAAGAAGGTAAGGGACAAGGATGGCAACATCCGGAAGGTCGGGTTGAACTCTGTCATCTTCGGCCGTTCCCCCGAGCCGACGTCCTTTGAGGGAGCCGGTATGCGTATGGTGGTGTACGAAGAGCCCGGCAAGTGGTTGCCCGGGCAGTTGAAGCAGAACTGGTCCTACACGGAACCGGCATTGGCGGCCGATGATGGTATCACAAGGAAGGGCGTACCCATCCTGGCCGGTACGGCCGGAGATGCAGCGGAGAATGGGGATGACTTCAAGGACTTCTGGTACAACGCGGAGAGCTATGGCTTGAAGAGGTACTTTGCTGCAGGGTGGAGTGGTTTCATGATTGAGGGGGACTTTGGTAACGAGAACGTGATTGAAGGGCTCAAGTACATCCTTAGCGAACGTGAGAAGAAGAAAAAGCAGTCCATGAAGCGATACTACGACTTCGTGGTGCAGTACCCCTTGGAACCCGAGGAGATGTTCATCCAGGTGGGGGAATCCCCATTTGACGTGGAGCTGCTCAATAACCGGATGGGATTCTTGGACACGAACCCACCACTGCTCAAGCGTGGTGTATTCCGCAAGTCCAACGACAAGGTCGTCTTCATCCCCAAGGAGGANGGNGANATNATCATGCGNGANGAGCCGGAGGATGACGTGCTGTATGCGGCCGGTTGTGACCCTACGGATGGCGCCAAAGAAGGAAGGATCCGGATCGGACCTATCGTTCTTTATCGCGAAGGGTTTGTCTTTGGATGAAGAAACGGCCAGCCAGGGGGCTGTCCTGCAGTACACGGCGAAGCCCAAGGACATGAACGAAGCGTACGAGCAGTGCGCATTGGCACTGGAGTATTANAGNAAGAAGAACCCTTGCACGGTGNTGATTGAAAGGAACAGGGCGCGAATGATTGCTTACTTCCAGGACCGGGAGCTAACCAGGTTTTTGGCGAAAAAACCACCCAAGATTGGCAAATTAGCCCGGCCCGGGAACAGCGTGGAGTACGGCGTTTACATGGACGAAATGATTCAAGACCAAATGATTGGCATCTTGGATGACGACATCTCGAACAACATCGAGCAGTACTTTTTTGGAGACTTGTTGGCGGATTTGGCGAATTACAACCCCGAGAACCGGAAGCGGAAGTACGACCGCGTTGACGCATGGGGTCTAACTTTGATTAACTTACGAACCGCATCTAAAAGCCGTTTGTTAAGAAAAAAGACGGATGACAACCTTTTTGTCTGGGTTGGGGTACGTCACCAACAAAGAGGGCAAATTAGAACGTAAATGAGCGCAGAAGCGATCCAGACCACTTTCCCCAACATGTGGGTACCAGACTCCCAGAAAGGGGAGGATTACCACAAGAACGCCATCCTGGCGATTCTGGGACAAACGGTCGCCAACGGGTACATCCCGAACCTCTATACCGCCATGGACAAGAGCATGAACTTCTACAATGGAGACTATGACTTGTCCAAGAAGTTTGACTTCCTACAGAAAGATTACAACGGCAAGAGCCTACCGGCCTTGTGGATTAACTACAACAAGATCCGCAACAAGATTAACCTGTTGGAGGGAGAGGTGGCGGTCCAGAAGCTGGACGTCAGTTGCAAGACGTTAAACCGTGACGCAGTGTCACGGAGATGAAGAGAAGGCTCAGATCATGGCTGAGAAGATTATGGCCATGGTGATGCCTCAGATTGACCCTACGGGGGAACTCATGGAGATGAAGGAACCGGCATTTATGCCTTACTCCGACGAGGAGTTGGAGTTGTACATGAAGTCTTCCTACAAAGAACCAATTGAACGAACCATGGACTCAATTCTCCGTTACGAGGTGGAGCGAGACAAGTACGTGCAGACGAGGCTCGCCTTTTGGCGAGACATCTTGATTGTCGGCCGGGCCATTGGGAAGCATGAGTTGAGGTATGGAAAGCCGCACATCCGCCGGGTGGACCCGAGGTATGTGATCGCGGACCCTTATGTCTTTGACGACAGCTTTAGCACATCGGCATTCATTGGTGAGTGGCGCTACGCNCCNGTNACGGAGNTCTGCGANACCTATGGGCTTGACGCTNGANGANCTNAACANCATCCGCTACGACCAAGGNTCTTGGCTNTGGGGNGGTTATTCGCAGAACGGNACCAACTTCNTGCTGCCCTACATCACCGTGAACAACCAGTTCATGTGCTTGGTGTTTTACGCCGAATGGCGAGACATCCGACAGGTGAGAGCGAAGGTCACCGTGGACCAGTATGGCGGTGAGCACGTAAAGATCCTCGGCAAAGGGGAGAAGCCCAAGTTGAGCGAGAAAGAGAAAGAGGCTGGTGGAAGGATTGAGGGGCGAAATATCGAGACGATCCGGAAAGCCACCTTGGTGGGGTCTAGCGTTGTCAAGGAGTGGGGCGAAGCCAACAACATCGTAAGAGACAGCGTTGACAACCCGGTGAGAGCTGAGTACAGCTACACGATTATTTCCCCGCAGTACGTGAACTTCCGCAGTGTTTCGAAGGTGGAGGAGATGGCTGCGTTGCAGGAGTTCAAGGACTTGATCATGTACACGGTGCAGCAGGAGATGTCTTCTGCCGGACGTAAGGGTTTTGTCTACGACTTGCGCTACAAGCCGGACAACCTGCAGTTGCAGGACATCATGTACTACTTGAAGACNGCNGGTATTGCCTTTACGAGNAGNGGCCAGGAGGGCGTTCCTNCNGCNGGNAATCCATTCCCGAGCATNGANACNGGTATCTCCAANTCNATCAACNTGTACCTAAATCTAGCGAACTACATCGACATGGAGATTGACAAGATCTCCGGCATCAACGATGCGCGTCAGGGTTTCCAGAAGGGCGATGCGTTGGTTGGTGTGAGCCAAATGGCCGTAATGCAGAGCAGTTTGATAACACAGCCTTTGAACAAGGCTTTCGAGATTTTTGAGAACGAACTGTTGCAGAAGTACGCCAACTACATCAAGACTATCTTCCCATTCCTCAAGGAGCAGTACGAGCCGATTGTTTCTCAGATCGGTATTGACATCATGGAGGTGGACGATGAGATTCCTCTGCAGGACTATGGCATCTTCGTGAAAGTCAATTCTGACGACATCATGAACAACCGTCAGAAGTTCGAACAGCTCGTCAGTGCAGCCGTCCAGGCGAACAGCTTGAGCATCGCTGAGGCGATGGTTCTGTTGTTCAACCCTGACACAAAGGAAAGTGTTAAGAAGTTCCTGGCGTTGGCGGACCGGAAAGCAGCCCAAGGGCAGCAAGCCCAAGAACAGCAGATGGCCATGCAACAACAGGCTGTCCAGCAGCAGATTATGGGAGACACGGAGAAGCAAATCCAGGTGGATCGCGCTCGTTCCGAGAACAAAGGTCAGCTTCAGGTGTTAAGAGAAGAGTTAAAGAGCCGTACCATGGAGCAACAAACTCAACTCGACATGCTCAAAAAGGAGCAGGAGCAGAACTTCAACCTCATCATGGAGGCTTTGAAAGAACAAAAAAACCAATAAACACTTATGGAAGATTTAGAATTGTTGGCTCTCCAGAAGCTGGAGGGCAACGCACCTACGGCTACGCCCGGTGGTGACGAAAACGAACTTGCCGCATTGAGAGCGCAAGGCATTGTGGACCAACCTGCTGCGCAAGCAGAACCACCTGCAGAGCCTGAGCCTCCGGCTCAAGTCGATGTTGATGTAGACCCGGACGATGAGCCCGAAGTCCCCGAAACAAACGAAGACGGCAATCAAAATGTTAATGTTGACGAGAACCCTGAAAAGGACCTCAATTTCGACATTGACCTGGACGAAGGCAAGGAGATACCGGTAACAGATGATTTCGTTACCAAGTATCAATCGGAGTTTGAGACGTTAGGGCTTAGCGACGTGAAAGACTCTTCGGAGTTTGTCGAGAAGTTCAAGCAGCTCAAGCAGGAGTTGGAGGAAACGAAAGAATCCACCAAGACCGTCTTCGCCAACGATATGATTCGAGAGGCCAACGAGATCATGAAGCAGGGGGGAGACTGGCTCGGTTACCTGGGCTTGGCTTCCTTTGATTACGATGGAGTCCCCGATGTGGAGCTTTTGTCGTATGAGCTGAAATCCGACTTCGATTCGAAGGAGGAACTCGATGATTACTTGGCCTCCCTTGACGAGACCCAAATTCGCCTTAACGCGAAGAGGATACGAAAGGACTTGAAGTTGCAGCAGGATGCTCAGAAGCAACAGATTGCTATTAAGGCGGAGCAGAGCCAAAGGGCTTACGACGAGAACCTAAAGCAAGCAATCAAGGGTGTTGAGCGTGTAGATCGCGTCAAGGTCAAAGACCAAGACCGGGCGAGCATCGAAAAGATGCTTACCACCTACAACGACAAGGCCAAAGCTACTGAGTTCCAGATTAAGCACTTCCTGAAGCCTAGTGGAGAACCGGATTTCCAGAAGATGGTGCAAAGCGCCTATAAGCTGGAGATGTTCGACAAGGTGCTTGAGTACGCTACACGCAGTGCCAAGAACTCAGGAAAAGCCGCTGTGATTCAAAACTTGTCCAACGTGGATCGGCCTAAGACGACCAACATCGCCGAGGTTACACCACGAAAGGCACTTTCTCTTGTTGAATCCGAAGTTGATAGGTTAAGAAAGGGCGAAAAACCTTTATTTTAAACTTTAAACAAANAACAAAATGGCTTACGTAAATCAGGTCAACCCCAGCAATGCTGCTCCCAACACCATCAGAACTGGTAATGTAGACAGCACCTACGTTTTTGGTGGAATCCAAAAACCCGACTTCAGCGATTACATCACGTATCGCTTCCCTCAGTACACCATCACTACNNTNTTGAGCCGTATCGGCCGCAAGAACCCCGTTGTTGGTAACGACGTGTTCAGCTGGTTTGAGAAAGGCAAGTTCCGCCAGGCAATCACATCTGCTACCGCTACTGGAGCCACTGGCGACACTACAGGTAGTGTGACTTACGCTTCTGGTACCGGCATTCAAGCAACCTTTTTGGTTGGTGACGTTATTCGTTTTGAAAACGATGCTTACGGCGTAATCACCGCGGCAACNGGTGCCGGTGGAGGAACCGCTTCCGGAACACTTGTTTTCAACTTCCTTGGCTCACGCACTAGTGCCTTGGCTAACGGGATGAAGTTCGCTCACTTGTACAACCTGCAGCCCGAATACTCCAACAGCCCTAGCGGCCGTGTTTGGCAAGAAAACCAGGTGAATGAGTACTTGGGCATCATGCGTCGTGCGGTCACTTGCTCGACTACCCAAGCTTCCAACATGAAGTGGGTGAAGAAGTCGGACAGCGAAGCGTCCTACTACTACATCAACGAGATGGAGACCATGCAGGAAATGGCCATGGACCGTGAGATGTACATCTTGGCTGCGAAGTCAAATGGATCTGCAACCACCGGTAACGTCAATAGCTTGACCAATCCATTGGGTGGTAACGGTATCCTTCCTCGCGTCATCAATGACGGCGTTGTAGGGACCTACTCCTCTGCCATCGCTGAGACCGACCTTGCCGAGCAAGTTCGCTTGATGTGCTTGAACAGCCAAGGTTCTGAGTTCACCGTTCTTTGCGGTAGCTCTGCTTACGCTGACGCTCAGTTCGCCTTGCGTGACTATACCTTGAATGGCGGCATCAGCTTTGGAGTGTTCTCCGGCGAAGGCATCATGACCGGTATCAACATCACCAAGTACAAGTTCATGGACAAGATCTTGAACTTCGTTCTGTACTACCCATTCGCCAACGAGGCTCTCTTCCCTGCTCCTGCTACCTCTGGTATCAACTGGGACAAGGCCATGTTGTTCTTGAACATGGGTACCGACGACCGTGGCAACCCGCTGATCAACCTGCGCTACAAGCAGGACTTGCTCGGCCAAAGCCTCGAGTTCCGGCGCACCGTCCAGGAAGGTATCACCTCTCCTGANNCTGGCGCCTCTGCATCCCGTGCTAACGGACGTGACGGATTCACGGTGGACTTCTACTCGTCCATCGGTGTGGAGCTCCGTGCTGCCAACAACCATGGTTTGCTGTACGCTGCCTAAACGCAGCCGTTCTACGTGGAGAACCCTCGCCGAAAGGCGGGGGTTTCTTTTTGGAACCAATCCAAACATTCGGTGTTATAGTGTCATAAAATCAAAACAATGCCAGTAAAACAAAGCGACTTTGAGTTCTTCCTCCTGCAGGCAGGAAACGGAAGTACTTTTCACTTTTCGGAGTACAAGACCTTGGACGGACAAGTCCATCGTTTGACGGAGACCATCCTTCCGGATGGTCGTACGCGCTACAAGCGCTTTCACTTCAACATGGACGAACCGATGTTGGTCCACAAGGCCAACAAGGACTTGATGGACTTCTTGACGAACCATCCGAACAATCCGGAGTCTCCATGGTTTAATGGTACTGCGTTGTTTAAGAGGCTTCAGCCGGAGGTTGAGTCCAGGCAGCGCATTGAGGACAAGCTGTTGAACGCCAAGGCGCTCACATTGGCTTCTGAGCTGAAGGGCCGTAGGCTCTTGGAGGTTGCGTCGCTTTGTGGTATGTTCTACGACGAGGAGGACGAAACATTAGCATTTGAGAGCGTTCTCACGTATGCTGAGCGTAACCCAAAGCAGTTCTTGAAGGTGTACAACATTCCGAACAAGGAAGCCCGTATGCGTCACCTGGTACGCACGGCTGTAGGCCGTGGCGTTATCACAACGAACGATGGCGTGTATCGCTTTGGTAGCTACACCTTGGGCGTGGACGAGAACTCAACTATTGGCAAATTGGTCAACGAGAAAGAAGTCCTGGACATGATCGAGAGCCGTATTGGATTCTTGGACTCGGAGAAGGAGGAGCCCAAGCAGGAGGCAAAAGAACCGGTTGAGGAGCAGGGTCCAGAGATTACCATGGCTGAGCTGAACAAGTACACAAAGCCTAAAAGGCCCCAGCAGTAATGCCATCAACGTTTACGGATACAGAGCTACGCATTCTGAGGTACCGGGAAAGGTACCCAGATGCGAGTCCTGTTGAAATAGCGGCAAATGTCGGATCATCTTCCGAGAGGGTGGCTCAGTTTTTGGCTACTCAGACTCCGCAAGTCATTGTACCGCAAGTACAGCTTGACGAGATAGAGACGGCCTACATCCAGCAGAATGATTTGATTCTACGCTTTGTCAGCGGCCGATTGGTCAATGCCGGCAGAGTGGTTGGGGAGAATGGCACTACGGGTCCTGCGGGACCTACTGGAGCGTCTGGGAGTCCGGGAGCATCCGGAAGCACGGGTCCTGCGGGTCCCACGGGACCCACTGGTCCTTACAGGCCCCCCTGGACCACAAGGTAACCAAGGGGTACCTGGACAGCTTGGTCCTCCGGGCGATATTGGGCCAGAAGGTCCTCCGGGAGCGCAAGGCCCTGCCGGTCCAGGCTTTAGCAATGGAGACGCAAAGGGTGACATCAAGTACTGGGATGGAACTGGATGGAAGAACTTGGGTATAGGCANAAATGGACAAGTTTTAACCGTTGGGGAGAACGACGAATTAGGGTGGACTGATAAATAAAAAGGGTTTAATTGGATTGGTCAAGGGAGCTTCGGCTCCCTTTTCTTTTGAACCCGTGTCTTGGATTGATTGTTAAAAGAAAGATAGCAACGCCCAATGACAGCAGCAGAACTAAGTGCGAGGTTTGACCTCATTTGCGACAAGGTTGGATCGCCCTACTTTACGGACACGGAAAAAGAAAACTTCTTCAATACGGCTCAGTTGAGCCTTGTTGACGAGATTCTCTTTCCTTCCAAGAAGCAGGGACCGTAAGGACGTTGACGCCCTTGATTTCAGCCGTGAAGACGCCTTTCAGCAGGGTATTGGAAC